CCCGGTGAATCCAGGCTCCTGCATCATACTTGACGGGGTGACCTCGACGTGCTCCGGGCCACTCTCGCCCGTCATGAATACCGTGGGCTCCGTGACGGTGCCGGAGAACCCACTGGCTGCCGCGACAACGGGGTTCCCCTTGTTAGCCCACCTAGCCCAAAACATCTCTTCAGCATCATACACCGATTCTCCGCCCGCACGCACAAGCGCAAGGATATCCTGCCACCACTCATAGCCCTCCTGGGATATGTCGCCCGGAAGCACCAAGGGCGTTTCGCCAGAGACAAACGCATCCCAGAATCGTTGCGCCGACACCGGTGACTCCTCCGGCCAGCCCGGCAAGGAAACAACCGGCGCTGTCCAATCGCGGCCAGCCATCCGGGCCGCACTTCTCGCCGCGATGGTCGGATCCTCGCCTTGGTCGAGATAGATGGTGATGTCCTTCAGTTCCTCCCTCTCCTTGTCCTTCGCAAACCAGAAGTTATCCCACGCCTTGCCAAGGCTATCGACCAAATCACCGACAAGGCTTCCGGCGGCGGTGCCAAACGCAGTACCCAAAACGGAGCCCAGACGACTGCCACCCGCGCCCCCAAGGATCCTCCCCATTGTCCCGCCGGCAGTGGTCAAGGCCGTGTGTAGCGTACCGCCCTCGTTCAACATCACATCGACGCCATCAGCAAGGGCGCTATCCACAGCGTATGCCATGCCGCTATTCGGGTCTCCGAGCCATGTTGCCCACTTCCCTACGAACGTACCACCCACCCAATCGCCGATCTCGTTTGCGAGATCGCTCCACTTGCTCTCGTCTTTGGCCAGCTGCGCCCTGAATGCGGCGTGCATCCCGCCGGCGCCTATGGTCCCCACCTCCTCAAGGTCTGTCCGCATCGGATCAGAGGCCGACGTTTGGAACTCGGTTTCCATGAGTGCAAACTTCGACTTGTTATCAGACCCCCACGTCCCGACCTCAGTCCCAATATCGGTCCCAAGCGTTTTCATATCGGCGAGAATAGGCTTGGCGACGAACGTGTTGTACCCAATGGCCATGAGCTTGAATTTCGGCTTGTTGCCTGCGCCCCACGTCCCGGCCTCAGTCTCAACCTTCTCCCCAGTCGCTTTCATATCGGCTAGAATAGGCTCAGCCGCCGACGTGCTGAACTGGGTTTCCATGAGTGCAAACTTCAGCGCATTGTCGGGACCCCACGTTCCGACCTCAAGCCCGATGAAAGCCCCGGTCGCTTTCATATCGGCGAGGATCGGCTCGGCGGCCGACGTGTTGAACTGGGTTTCTATCTTTTCAAACTGCGACTTCTCGCTCCACGTCAGAACCTCAAACCCAAAATCAGTCCCGAGCGTTTGCACCCTGGCAGAAATAGGACCAGAGGCCGACGCGCCGAACTCGGTATCTATGAGCTCAAACTTCGGCTTGATAGCCGTGCTCCATGTGCCGATCTTGAGCCCTATGTTTGTGCCAAGCGTCCACGTATCGGTGTATATCGGCCCGGTCACCTCCGTGTTGTATTCTGTCGCGAGAGCTGCAAACGACGCCGAACTCTCCACGGCCAGCGTGCCCATGGTGTCAATTACGTCTGCCGCCGTGGTGCGCGTCTTGGTCTCTATCGGAGTAGATACAAAGCTCTGCCAGTTCTCGGCAAGGCTCTTGAGACTTGCGGCGGACTCTCTCGGCATCTGCCCGAACTCGTCGCGCACCCCCTTGGCCAGCTCGGCGACGCTTTTCTCTATCGGCTCCGTCATCTGCGTCTTTGCACCAGCGGCCACAGCCTCAAACCCGTTCTTCATACTAGGCGCAAGGTCGTCGGCAACATCCGTCGCCTTGGTGATCAAGATGCCCAGGCGCTCCCCCGCTTTCACGGAATCAGGAGACATCCCATCGACTATCTTACCGCCGATACCTTCCCATCCCTTGACCACCTCACCAGGGGCCGTTACGGCGGCCTGCTCTGTGTCGAGCAGCGGTAGCTGATACTCGCCTATGGTCTCAAACGCACCCGCCCACGCCTCTTCCCACGTCAACGGGGCGGTGTCATCAACCCAGTCGCTCAGGTCAAGGGGTGTCAGCTCGATCCCGAAGGCCCCCAGCACCTCAGACGCAAACCCATGGACCTTTTCAACCATCGACGCCAGCCCCGCCGTGGCGTGACTCTCTGCCATATTCCAGGCCGCCAATACCGCCACGGGGAGAGCATTGGCGACGCTGATCATCGCGTTGATGCCCTCTTTCTCCCACTCCACAAAGCCCCTTGCCTCCGCAAGCATAGCGGCCTTGAGCGTGCCCGCTATCGTCGTAACGAAGACGTTATACAGGGCGAATGTGAACTCATTGGCCGCCGCAAGGCCATCAGCGAACGCCAGTATCCAGTCGTCCATGATGTCCTGCATGTATCCCCGCATCTCGGTCTTGGTCTCTTCGTCATCCACCATCTCTTTCATCAAGGTGCCGACGCTATCAAAGAAGCCCTCGGCGAATGTCTTGGCATCCGTGAATGCCCCCCCAAGTCCGTCAACTGATACGATCCACTCATCGAACTTCTGAATGGCCGGTTTGATGTCGTTCTTGAGCATATCAGTGAGGAAGGGCAGGAACTCGTCCCCCAAGGTGATCTTGAGAGAGTCAAAGGTAGACTCCACTTCCGTGACGGCGCCGCCCCAACCGGACGTCATAACATCGGCCATGTCTTGCGCCGCCCCTTCGCCTTTTTCAATCTTCTCAATCAGCTCCTGCAGCTTCTCCTTGCCGCCAGCCACCAGGGCGTTGATGGCCGCCCCACCTTCCGTCTCGAAAAGTATTAGGGTGTCCTGCGCGCTTAGGCTTTTTTCCTCCAGCTGCCCAATGATGTCAACCAGCGGCTTCATCTGGCCGTTGGCATAGAAGAAAGACAGCCCAAGGTCCGTCATCCTCTTCTGCAGGCCGCCGCGATCCGTCGATAGCCGCAGAAGCCTCCTTATCGCGGCGGCAAGTGCCGTCCCACCACGCGACCCGGCAAGCATATTGTCGCCGAGGATACCGAGTGCCGCGGCGGCAGTCGAGAAGCCCATACCGACATTTGCGACCGAATCAGACGCATAGGAGAACGACTCCCCAAGCAACAGCACATCGGTTGTGGCGCTCGTGGCCACAGTGGCCAGCCCGTCCACGACGAATTCCAGGTCGTCAACCTCAAGCCGCATTCCACGAATGACTCCGGCACTCACCTTTGCGGCGCTGCCCAAGCCAACCCCACTGGAAGCCGCCAGACGCAATGTCTTCGGCAGCGCCGATATCGCCTCATCAACAGAAAAACCAGCTATCGCCAGCGACTGAAGCGCCCCGGCAGCCTCCGTCGCTGTAAACTTTGTTGTTGACCCCATCTCGCGCGCGATACCAGTCAGGGCCGTAAACTGATCCTCCGTTGCCCTGGAGACAGCCTTGACGCGGAGCATGGACGTTTGGAAGTCGCCCGCCGCTGAAGTGAGCTTGTAGATGGCAGCACCCATGCCAACGGCGGCGGCAGTAGCCGCAACCATAGCAACCTTGGCGCCGGTAGCCAGCCCGGCAAGCCCAGTGGGCTGGCTACCCAAAGCCCTATTGCCGTGCTTGTGGACATCCTCCAGCCCGGTCCCGGTCTTCGCGGAGTCGATAATGATGCGGAGTTTTTGCTTGAGATCGGCCAAGTTACTTGGCTTTCTTGGGCTGCATGTCCTGGGCCAGCAGGTAGGTCTCGTTCTCGATCAGCGGGAAGGCGTCAACCATCCGCGCCGGGAGCTCTGCAAGGTCGTCCATGGTTGCCGTGCGCTGCCATCGTTGCCCTGGGATGTCAGGCGAGCGGTAGTGGGTCAGGCGGAACACCTCCCAGGCCGTGCGATGGAAGGTCGTGACGAAACGCGCTGGGCACTTGACGAAGACATACCGGCCCTTCAGGTCGAAACCGGATCGGGTGCATCGGTCTCCGGGGCATCCTCCGCAATCTCTGCCGTACGTTGACTCGAACCAGCGCACAGCGATGGGAAGTTTTTTAGCTCTTCCCCGCTGAGTTCGGCCGTCTGCCCAAGCACATACTGGATCTCAGCGACCAAGCCGCACTTGGAAGCGTCCTCGGGATCGGTGAACCCGCTGGCGGACCCTGTGCGCTCAATGCGCTTTGCCGTGCTCTCCCAGTCCTCTTGTATCAGCTCCAGGTATATCTCCCCCGGGTCGGTCAGCGTCCGCGGCTCGCCCGTCTCGTCCTCAATAGCGACGTTCTGCGGCTCGGAGACGTGCTCCACGAACTGCCTCATACTGGCTTGCAGATTGGTCGGTAGCTGTGGGATCAGCGGGCCATAGTCCGCCTTCAGTAGCTCCGCCAGCGCCTCATTGCGCCAGGCGGTGAGCTCGTCGGCGTCGCCCCACTTCAGTTGCGCCAGGCGCTCCAGGCGCGTCACCGGCCGCAGCATGAACGATATGCGCTCGGCGTCCGGGAGATCCCGGTTGCCGCCATAGTGCGGCACGTAGCGGAAGGATCCTATCTTGGTCTTGAGTAGCATGGTGTCTCCTCTACGGGTTTAGAGTCGGGGCGATGCGGACGGTGAGGAGGAGGACCGCCCGAGGACCGGCACCCGAGGACCGTCACCGCCCCGACTCATTTCGGGTCTAGTCAAACACGAACGTGCATTCGTCACCACCAGAGGAGGCAGATGCAAAGGCCGGGCCCGTGGCGCTCCATTTCTCCACGCCCTCTTCCGGGCTGTCCTGGTCGCCGGCGTCAAATTCCACCTTCGGCGCGTCGATCTTGAACCGATTAGCGGCCGTGTCACCAAGCGTCAGCAGCAAGTCTTCCTCGCCCTTGGCGCGGAACTCGTTGACCAGGGCGTTGTTCTCGCGCGTGACCAGGAAGGACAGGTTAGGCGTCACCTCCCGAATGCCGGCAGCCAGCACGTCCGAGGCCTTGGACTGCAGGGCCTCCTGCGTCATCAGTGTCACGCCGTTGGCCACGTCGAACGTAGACGGTAGGTGGACGATGGTAGTGCCCCCGGCATCCAGCGACAGAGACCCGGCGGTGCCACCCAGCGGGTCACCCGTGTATGTGGGATCAGGAAGGAAGGACTTGACGGACGAACTGGAGGCCACAGACGTGGCGACGGAGAGCGTCAAGTCGTTCCCGGATATGCTCTCAATCCTGAATCCGGCGCCGGTGTTGTCGTCATCGCCGAGCTGGACTATCCCATATGCGCTGAACTGTGACCCGTCGTCAACCGTCAGCAGCGTCGAGCTGGTGCTGATGGTGGCCAACGCGTACCCGGCATTGATGTAGTC